ATGATGAACGACTGCACCAGATCGCCGGTCTTGCCGTTAGCGCTGGATTGGTCAAGCCCCGTCAGGATGACAACAATCGGCTTGCCATCGATAACGGACGGGCCGTCATAAACGATCAAGCTGTTGGTGTTTGGCATGGTGGTTCTCCGTTCAAATGAAAGCTGCGAGCAAAAGCCCGAGAGCTGCGCCGAAAGCGCAAGCGAAAAGGACATCAATGGGACGTGTGCGCATGGTGTAGTGCTCTGGGTTGATTGGCGGGGATCGCTCCCCGCCGGGTTGATTTAGCAGATGAAGTCGGGGTGATTGGTAACGCCGAGATCGCGCGCGATGGTGCGCAACTCGGCGATGTCACGTTGGCGCATCGCGCAGCGAATAAGCGCGCTGATGATGCGCGCGGCCATGTCATGCATGCCGAGGTCGGCAGCGGTTCTAGCGGTGGTCACTTCGCGGATTTGAATCTTGGTCATGTTAGGTCACCTAGGTTACGCGCGGGAATCGCGCGACAGGTGTTAATGTACGGGATTGTCGTTCACCCAGTAAAGTGTAGGGGCTTTGCCAATCGTATGATGATTGCCAGGACATCCCGTTACCTAAGCTGGCGCGAGGGGATTAGGCGATGCGACACCATCATCCTAGCCTTGCCACTAGCCCACGGCCTATGCGCGCCTGACGTGCCTGCCACCGAGGGAGATATGCTAGTTAGGTCATTAGATGATTGACTGTCAACAAAAACAGTAAATATAAGTATATAAGCATATACTGATATATGGGCATGGCGGCGCACGCGTCCGGCGCGACCCCGATATGCTATGCCCAGAGCGCCTACCATGACCTATAAGCTTTTTGACCCTCAAGACCACCGGCGCGCAGCTTCGCGCCCCTAAGGCCACATAGGCGCATGGCATGGCATGGCATAGGTTGCCTATCGCCAAGATGCCATGCTGCCCCGGGCAGCGGCCTCGATAGGCATGACCTAATGACCTAGCAGACTGCAGACGGCGTGCGGCCAGGCGCCAGACGGCGTGCGGCCAGGCGCCAGACGGGGGGAGGGGGAGGGCCGGCGACCTGAGCGGTCAAAAACGAAGGGGCCGCAGACAATTTTTATTTTTTGGGGCCACAAGCAAAAATTATTTTTGCAAACACAAACGGAAAAGGCTTACGCTATACTCAGACCGCCATGTTCAAGTCGCTCCCGCTGACCATCCGCGAAGTCAAAGCCACGGAGGCCGTGCTGAACCGCGTGTATGACGCGGCGAAACTGGGGTTGAAGGGCGACAACCTGGCGTTAGCGGCAGGGTTGTTGCCGAGCGAGTACCGGCGCTTGCGCGAATTGGACCCGATTGCGGAGTTGGCCGAGCAGAAGGGCCGCGCGGATAGCGAGCTTGCCATGTCCGCGGTGGTGCATGAGGCGGCGATGAACGGCGACTACAAAGCGGCGCTGGCGATCTTGCAGAACGTCCACGGTTGGGTGGCCAAGCAGCAGGTACAGATCGACGTGGCGCAGCAGATCAGCATCACGGCGGCGCTTGAGCAGGCGCAGTCGCGGGTGTTGGAACTCGTACATGAGGTGACGGATGCAAGAGCCCCGGTTCTCGGCGGACCAAGAGCAAGGCTTGATGGCCAGGCTCTGGAGTCCGGCAATAGCGAACGACCCTGAGAAGTTCGTCCTGTTCGCGTTCCCGTGGGGTGAGAACGGCACGCCGCTGGCCAAGCACAAAGGGCCCCGCGCGTGGCAGCGTCAGGTGCTGCGCGACATCCGCGACCACATCGCCAAAAACCAGACCATAGACGCCTACCAGGTGCTGCGCATGGCCACGGCGTCAGGCCGCGGCATCGGTAAGTCGGCGCTGGTGAGTTGGTTGGTGGTGTGGATGCTGACCACGCGCATCGGGGCGAGCGTGATCGTGTCGGCCAACAGCGAGGCGCAGTTGCGCTCGATCACATGGGCCGAGATCACGAAGTGGTTGGCGATGTTGATCAACAGCCACTGGTGGGAGATCAGCGCCACGCGGATCACGCCGGCCAAGTGGTTGAGTGAGATCGTGGAGCGCGACCTGCGCAAGGGCACGCGGTACTGGGGCGCGGAGGGGCGGCTGTGGTCGGAGGAGAACCCCGACGCCTACGCCGGCCTGCACAACTCAGACGGCGTGCTGCTGATCTTCGACGAAGCCAGCGGCATACCGGACACGATCTGGGACGTGGCGCAGGGCTTCTTCACAGAGAACACGCCGCACAGGTTCTGGCTGGCGTTTAGCAACCCGCGGCGCAACCAAGGGTACTTTTACGAGTGCTTCAACGCCAAGCGGGCGTTCTGGAACACGCGGCAGATCGACGCCCGCACGGTCGAGGACACGGACAAGAGCGTTTACGAGCAGATCATCGAAGAGTACGGCGAGGACAGCCCGCAGGCCCGCATTGAGGTCTACGGCGAGTTCCCGTCAACGGGGGATGAGCAGTTTATCGCGCCAAGGCTGGTCGATGAGGCGTTCAAGCGAGCCAAGTACAAAGACCCCGGAGCCCCCATCGTGATCGGCGTGGACCCGGCGCGCAGCGGGGCGGACTCCACCGTCATCGTTGCCAGGCAGGGGCGCGACATACTGGAGATCCGGCGCTACCGGGGCGACGACACTATGACGGTCGTGGGGCACGTCATTGAGGCGATTGAGGACTTCAAGCCCACGCTGGTGGTGCTGGACGAGGGCGGGCTGGGGTACGGCATCCTTGACAGGCTGAACGAACAGCGGTATAAGGTGCGCGGCGTTAATTTTGGCTGGAAAGCCAAGAATCAGGTCATGTGGGGCAACAAACGGGCCGAAATGTGGGGCGCGATGCGCGATTGGTTGCGCACCGCGGCCATCAAAGAGGACCGGCAACTGAAAACGGACCTGACGGGGCCGAAAACCAAGCCCGACAGCAGCGGAACCATCTATCTGGAGTCGAAAAAGGACATGAAATCGCGGGGATTGGCCTCACCCGACGCTGCTGACGCGCTGGCGGTCACGTTCGCCTTTCCTGTGGCCTCCCGAGAGCGCGTGGAGCGCCCCAGAACGCTTACAATGCGCGACAGAAGCCAAATGTCGGCGAGTTGGATGGGGGCGTAATGGCCGATTACACGGGAATCACCGCCGCAGCAGCCGTCGCTAACGGCGGCGGGGGCAAAAACAAGTCCGAATCGGACTTGCTGGCCACCGCGCGCACCCGGCTGAATCAGGCGATCTCGGCATATGGGGAAAGTCGAGAGGACGAGCTTGACGACCTGAAGTTCTTCGCCGGCAGTCCGGACAACCACTGGCAGTGGCCAGCAGACGTTTTGGCCACCCGCGGCGCGGTGCAGGGGCAAACGATCAACGCCAGGCCGTGCCTGACGATCAACAAGCTGCCGCAGCACGTCCGCCAGGTCACCAACGACCAGCGGCAGAACCGCCCCAGCGGCAAGGTAATTCCGGCCGACGACAAGGCCGACATTGAGGTCGCAGAAATCTTTGACGGCGTGGTGCGGCACATCGAGTACATCTCTGATGCCGACGTCGCCTACGACACGGCCTGCGAGAACCAGGTGTCGTTCGGCGAGGGCTACATCCGGCTGCTGACCGAATACTGCGACGACAACAGCTTCGATCAGGACATCAAGATTGGGCGGGTGCGCAACTCGTTCTCGGTCTACATGGACCCGATGATCCAAGACCCGTGCGGGTCGGACGCCAAGTGGTGCTTTATCACCGAGGACATCACCCGCGAGGAGTACCACCGGCTGTACCCCAAGGCGTCACCGGCCAACACGCTGATGAGTCTGGGCGTGGGCGACCAGTCCCTAAGCCAGTGGCTGCAAGAAGACACGGTACGCATCGCGGAGTACTTCTACGTCGAATACGACCCTGCCACGCTGAACTTGTATCCGGGCAACCAGACGGCGTTTGCCGGCACGCCCGAGGACAAGCAACTCAAGGCGATGTTTGGCAAGCCGCTGCGCAGCCGCCAAGCCGACCGCAAGCGCGTCAAGTGGTGCAAGATCAACGGCTACGAGATCCTTGAGGAGCAGGAGTGGGCCGGCAAGTACATCCCCGTGGTGCGGGTGGTCGGCAACGAGTATGAGGTCGATGGCCGGGTGTACGTCTCGGGCTTGGTGCGCAACGCCAAGGACGCCCAGCGGATGTACAACTACTGGACCAGCCAAGAGGCCGAGATGCTGGCGCTGGCTCCAAAGGCACCGTTCATCGGCTACGGCGGGCAGTTTGAAGGGTACGAGATGCAGTGGAAGACTGCAAACACCCAGAACTGGCCGTATTTGGAGGTCAACCCTGACGTGACGGACGGCGCGGGCAACACGCTGCCGCTGCCGCAGCGCGCCATGCCTCCGATGGCCCAGACGGGCCTGATTCAAGCCAAGATGGGGGCTTCAGAGGACATCAAGGGCACCACGGGGCAGTACAACGCCTCGCTGGGGCTGGAAGGCAACGAGCGCTCAGGCAAGGCCATCCTGGCCCGCCAGCGTGAAGGCGACACGGGGACGTACCACTATGTGGATAATCTGGCTCGGGCTGTGCGTCATGTTACTCGCCAACTGGTGGATCTGATCCCCAAGATCTACGACACGCAGCGCATCGCTCGCATCGTTGGCGAAGACGGCGAGTCCAGCATGGTCAAGTTTGACCCTGCGCAGCCGGAGCCGGTGCGCAAGATCGTCGATCAACAGGGCATCGTCATCGACAAGATCTACAACCCCAGCGTCGGCAAGTACGACGTGGTGGTGGTGACTGGTCCCGGCTACGCGACCAAGCGTCAAGAGGCGCTGGAGGCAATGGCGCAGCTTCTGCAGGGCAACCCGCAACTGTGGGGCATCGCGGGCGACCTGTTCGTCAAGAACATGGACTGGCCTGGCGCGCAGGAAATGGCCAAGCGGTTCGCCAAGACTATCGACCCGAAGATTCTGGGCGACGCGGACGAAGACCCGGCGCTGCAAGCGGCCAACCAGCAGATTCAGGCGATGGGTCAAGAGATGGAGCAGATGCACAAGATGCTCCAGAACATCAGCCAGACGATGGAAGCCCGCGGGCTGGAGATCGACGAGTTCAAGGCCCGTACCGACGCCGATATCAAGGCTTACGAGGCCGAAACGAGGCGTCTGCAGGCCGTGGCAGCAGGGATGCAGCCCGAGCAGGTGCAGGAGGTCGTCATGCAGACCCTGCGCGACGTGATGACGGCTGGCGATCTGGTGCAGCCTATGCAACCGCGCGAGATGCCTGAGATGCCTGAGATGGCTGAACCGATGGGGGCGCCGGTATGAGTTGCGCCGATTTTGTGGGGCATCTGTTTCTGGCCCGCGATGTGGCCCATTCGGTCCATCTGAACACCAGGTCGTTTTCCAAGCATTCGGCGCTCAACGAGTTTTACGACAACATCTTGGACTTGACGGACAAGTTTGCCGAGGCGTATCAGGGTCGGCACGGGCTGATTGGCCCAATCACCTTGATGAGCGCCAAGAAGACGGGCAACATCGTGGAATTCTTGGAGAGTTCCCTCAAGGATGTCGAGGACATGCGGTACAAGGTCTGCGACAAAACAGACACGCCGCTGCAGAACATCATTGACGAAATCGTAGGACAATACCTGTCTTCGCTCTACAAACTGAAGTTTTTGGCGTAAGGAAATACCATGTCTATGACCAACGCCGCCGAAGCGGCACTTCTCGACCTTTTGTTCCTGAACGTCGATTGGGCCAACATCGGGGACGCTGCTGGCCTGCAGAACAGCGCCACGGCGGGTTCGTTTTACATCTCGCTGCACAGCGCAGACCCTGGAGAGGCGGGCAACCAGAGCACCAACGAGATCAGCTATACCGGCTACGCCCGCGTGGCTGTGAACCGCACGGCAGGCGGCTGGACGCGGACAACCTCCACCATCGCCAACACCGCGCTGGTGCAGTTCGGTCAGTGTACGGCGGGGTCCGCCACGGCCACGCACTTCGGCATCGGCACGGACTCTACCGGTACTGGAAATTTGCTGCTCAAGGGCGCACTGAACGCCAGCCTGTCCATCAGCAACGGCATCCAGCCGCAGTTCGCTGCTGGTGCCATGACCGCCACGGTGGACTGATGTGGTGTACCGCTGCGCCCACTGCCGGGAGTTGCTGACGCTGACAGACACCGAGTTGTCGGCCTGCTCGGAGCATCCTGACGGGGGCGTGGAATGGTCGCCTGACGAGGTGGAGTGGATACCGCTGGAGGACCCTGATGCCGTTTAGGTCCGTTGCCGAGGTGGCAGATGCCGTCCAGCAAGGGCGGCATCACATCCAGCATTTCATCCGCACATCGGTTTACGGTAGTTTCGGGACCAACCCGTTTGGTGATTTCAGCGTCGGCAGCGGCATCCCGTCTTACAACGCATACGTTGGCACCGCGCTTGAGGCCACGCAACTCATCGGCCAGCGAAACAACAGCATCTATGTCGGCCCTGGCATCAGCACGGAGCGGTATCTGCTCAGCATGTCGTTGACGCATGGCGGCACCACGGGCTTTCTGCCTTCGGTCTACTTTCTCGACTATTTGATGTTTTACCCGTACATCGACCTGGACAACACCGACCAGCAAGACTTGACCAACGATGTGACCTTGCCGCGATACACAGACGGCGAGGGTGTGCGGATGCTGATGATGATGCAAACGCCTGGAACAAGCACTGCCACGAACATCGCCATCAACTACACCAACCAAGACGGCGTTGCCAAGACCATTACGACAGCGTACAGAGCCTCGGGCGGCATTGGTGTCATTGGACCCAACATGATCAGCACCTCCGGGGGCTCTGCAGGGCCGTTCTTCCCGCTGGCCGATGGTGACAGGGGCGTGCGGTCTGTGCAGTCTGTGCAGCTTGCGGCAGGCGTGGGCGGGTTCGGCGTGATGCTGTTGGCTAAGCCGCTGTTCACGATGTCCGCCAACGAGTTGTCGTCAACTGTCGAGAAGAACTTCTTACGCGAACAGGCGGCGTTGCCGCGCATTTTGGACGGCGCGTTTCTCAATTACATCTACAACATATCCACCCAGACAAGCGGCTTGTTGCCGATGGTGGGGCAGGCGCAATTCATCTGGACACCGTAAGGAATCACCATGCCATTCAGTTCAATGGACGATCTCGTCAACGAGATCACAAGCGGCAAGTTCAACCGCGCCGACTGGAACAAGATCACGGGCGGTTCAGCCTACACGGCGGGACGGTGGTATGACTTCAGCGGTTTGGCCGGAACGCCTGTCGCCAACGCCTTTGCGGGCACTGCGCTGGCGTGGAGAACCTGCGACGAAACCACCGGCAACGGCACGCAGATTTTCGGCCTGCCGCACGGCGGGAATGTCAGCCCAGACACGAAGCACGTTCTGAACGTCGCGGCGCTCACTTCTGTGGCGACAGGCGTTCCGGCGCAGTTGATGCTGGTGGACTTGCAGGGCTACTGGCCCGGTATCACGAACAACTCGGCCACGGCACAAACCCTGACGGGCACGCCCAGCCTGCGCTACACCAACGGGGCCGGGTGCAGGTTGTTCTGGGTGCAAACCGCCGCAGCGGGCGCCACGGCGCAGAACATCGCGCTGAGCTACAGCAACACAGTGCCAACAGCAGGCAGGACGCTTCCGGTGACGGTCGCCATGACGGCTTCCGGCATCGTGGGGCACATCTCTCACTCAGGCACCGCAGCGAACAACTACGGCCCCTTCCTACCCCTGGCATCGGGCGACACGGGCGTGTCTACCGTGGCGACGGTCACCTTCAGCGCGGCCAACACTGGCACCGGGGCGCTGTGCTTGGCTAGGCCGCTGCTGACGCTGCCGCTGACCACCGTGTCCGTCGCTGCTGAGCGGGATCTGCTCAACCAACTGCCGAGCCTTCCTCGGGTGATGGACGGTGCCTGTCTCACGTGGCTCTACTTCGCGGGTGCGGCTACGGCGGCGTCCACGAACTTCTACGGCGCGGTCGAGGTCGGCTGGGGCTGATCGGGCATGGCTCTCAAGACAAACACCACGCTCCTGGCGCAGCTACCCCTGCGCCTGATCGGCGGCTCGCCTGGAACTTTCCGTTCCATGTGGAGGCGTGGTGACCGGATGAACCAGTCCGT